CAAATAGTTCATTCAACACCAGTAACATGGTGGACATGGTTCAGTTCGTTGACAAATTGTTCATCGTTGATGGGGCGAGCAACTTGCGGTACTACGATCCTGCTGCCTCTCCTGTCATTCAGCAAATTGCTGACCCAACTGGTGAAAATGCTATAAGTTTGATCATGGACGGGCTGGTATCGCACGCAAACCGGCTGTTTGGTTTTGGTGTAAACGGTCAGGAAAATGATGCGATTATTCATAGCAAAATCATTTCAGCATCGGCTACTACTGATTGGTCAAGAAACCAGCAGTTTCGAGTCGGGGGTCATAGCGGCGATCCGGTCGTAGCGCTGTACAGTTGGGCGAACAATAACTTGGTCGTTTTTAAGGAGCGCAGCATTTACACGGTATTTGCTGACCCGTCGCTACTAGTGTCTGCTAATTTTCCGATTACCCAAATCAGTGACCGGTTTGGCTGCGTGGGTCGCCGGTCAGTTGCGGGTGTAGGCGGCGATGTGTTTTTCCTGTCACGTTTCGGAATCATGTCGCTGGGGCAAATCCTTAACGGCGCACAAACGATTGTTGACCCCCAACCTATCAGCACACCGATACGCGACTACATCGAGCGGATCAACTGGGATCACGCGTCAAAAGCATGTGCCACATTTTGGAACAATCGATACTTACTTTCAGTTCCCATCGATGCCGCAACTACCAACAACTACACGTTTTGTTTCAATACAATTACCAGATCCTGGTCTGGATATTGGACGGGCTGGACGCCAAGCGTGTATTCCGAAAGCGGATTTGGCGGTGCGCTACGACTTAACTTTGGCCAGCCGGACGGCAAGGTGCTGAAGTGGCTGGAGTACGTTCCGCAACAGGACGAAACAGATGCGACGTTCACGGACGATAACGTCGTTTATCCGTCACACGTCACGACTCGCGGGTTCGTGTTTCGTGAGCAGCTAAACGACAAGATTGGTCGTAACGCTGAATTTGAATTTAACAACAGCCGTGCGCTGGTGGACGTGTTCCAAATACGGGATGACGTGGAACCGGAGCAGCGGCTGAACATTGAAAAAATTGACACGGCTGCTGGCAGTGGCGTGGTGCTACCGAAAGCGTTGCCGTTCATGTTCGGTCAAACTGAAGTGGTCAAAAAAGCCTACTCGACCGTCAGTAAAGGGACTTTCAATCAGGTGCAGTTCCGCGTCGAAGCGGAGCAAAACAAAATCCAACTGCGAGGAGTGAAATCAAGCGCCATAGTCATGGGGCTGGACGCTGAAAAAGCGTAGCTAGAGGGACGTAAGACGATGTGTAAGATTTTGTTTCATGGAACTGCTAGACAAAATGGTCGTTGTAAGACCGTTAAAGGACAGGGACGAGTTGATTCGGCTGAACACGGAAGCTGGATGGGACGATCACTCGCCGGTTTTGCCGACGCATGTGTTCGACAAGTCAGGCGAATTAGCGGGATACGCGAGTGTTGGTCAGTTAACCACCATCAATACGTGGTTTCACACTAAACGTATGAAGGCAAGGGACAGTATAATTGCGGTTAGCGCATTGGAAAACATGACACGATTAAGTGGAAGTGGCGGGATATTGGTTCCGTTAAGTGACAAATCACCGTTTTTGCCGGTGATGGGGCGCTTGGGGTATCACAACTTGGGCAAAGCCAACATGATGGCAAAAGTATTTTAGCACTATGGGATGTCGAGACGAACCCGATTACGGCGCAGCGGCACGCGAAACAGCGGCTGCTGATATTGAGACGCTTGAGGCGCGAAAAAAAATGGATCGCTTGGCACGGCTGGGCGAAAAAGGACTTGTCGAATACAAGGACGCGTCGGGGCGAAGCAAAGTCACTGAAGCTGATTTTACCGGCATTGGTGACATCGACTTGTCCCGTGCTGATTTGGATTACTACATTGAAGCTGCTGACCGAATTGCTGAAGCTGGATTAGCGAGTGCTGAAAAGTATGGGGTTTCGGTAGTCGAACAACGTCGCCGTGAATTGGAAGCAGCCGATCCGGAGGGGTTCAAGATGCGGCAGGACATGGCTAAAAAAATCATGGAGGGGCCGGAAAAGTATTTCACCCAAGCTGCTGAAGGCGCGATACGCGGCACACGCGGCGCACAAGCTGCACGCGGAAACTTGTTTGGAAACGCGCCAGCATTGCAGGAGGCAATGGCTGTTGGCGACGTGGGGTTCCGGATGTACCAGCAGCAAATTGCGAACATGGGTGCGTTTGGTGCGGGGGTGGCTCCGACAGCGCAGTTCGGTCAATTGAGCGGAGCGCAACAAGGGGCTGCACCGTTTCAAGGCACGGGTATCCAGCAGTCCAATGTCGGTGTGATGAGTAACAATCAGTTCGCACAAACTGCTGGAAATATTTACGGAAACCAAATGCAACTAGCACAACAGGGAAGTCCGTTTAGCCAAGTGGCTGGTATGGCTGCTGGGTTGGGGCTGACGGCGTTGACCGGCGGTGTTGCTGGCATGGCTGGGGGAACCACATTTGGTAAAGGAGTGGGCAATATTTTTGGGGTAACAAAACCAACGTAACATGTCGGAATCATTTTCAAGAGGGTTAGGGTTGGGCATGAATTTGGCCCGTGATGTACGGTCAGCAAATTTAGCTGCCGCTGAACGACGTGAGCGAAGCAAGTTTCGTGTACGCGAGGATGCGCGTGCTGAACGCGCTGCTACCCGTGCTGATAAAACGCTGACGTTACAAGAGAATCGGGACAAGCGTGATAAACGCGCAAGCAAACGAAGCAAGCGTGAAAGCGACGCGCGTATCAAGTCGCTGAAAAAAAGCATGGAGCGCGACCGTAAAAAAGACAAGTTACAGAAGAAAGAATCGAAACTGTCGCGGCAGTTGTTGGGAGAGCAGTTGAACGCTGCTAGACGAAAAAACAGGCAATCGAAAAACCCAACCATTAACAAGTTCCGCGAAAACGCTGCTGCGTTGGAAGACTATAAAAAAATGCTGCAAGCTGCTGATGCCAGACACGCAGCGCAACTGGCTCCGGTGTTGCAACAACTAAAAGAAATGGAAACTGGCGGGGCAATAATTCCGGAACAGTATTATAACACTGTTGAAGTGCGGGACAACATGATTAACCAGCACAAGGACTTTAAAGCCGGATTGGAACAAGCGTTTATGTCGGCATCCAGCCAACCGCATACGGGTTCATATTCAATCAGACCGTTTCAAGACCCGTTTGGTGGCGGCATCAGCTACGGAGTCGTTGGCGAAGGCATGTCATCATCTGAAGTGGAATCAACGCTTGGTAAATTTCGTGAAGCTGGGACTCCTGCTAACTATGGGCGCACTGGCACACCAGCCCAGCCGGTAGCTCCGGTTGATGATCCGCTTGAGTTGCGTAACCCCGGACTTCGCTAGGCAATTTAACCGGTGATCCATGAGTGAAACAATTCGTGCAGTAAGACAAAAGTATCCCGATGCGTACAATGATTTATCGGATGATGAACTGACGTTAGCCATTGGCGACAAATATCCTGTTTACTTATCGCAGGACGAAACTTTTGAAGACACGTATAATTCACTGAAAGCTGACCGTAACGAGGACAGTGGATTTTTTAACAGCGCTCGAAACGCATGGTTGCGTGGATCAAACCAAGCTGCCGTTGCGGACGTTTTAGTCGGGGAAACATACGGGGGGCGCTTCACCGACGAGGATCGTTTTGAGGAAATGGCGCTGGCTAATCGCCGTTCGGAAGCGCTGAAAGGCAGTGAAGCGTATGTTCAGTTTACGCAGGAACAAAATGAAGGCGCAAAAATTAAACGCTTCTTTACTGACCCGTTTGAAATTGGTGGTCAGATCATAATCGAATCACTTGCTGCACAAGTAAACTTTGGCGCAGTTCGCACCGCAGCGGCAATGGGTGTAGGCGCTGGGGCTGGTTCAATAATTCCAGGAGTTGGTACAGTCGCTGGTGCTGGTGTTGGTTTTGTTTCCGGTCAGGCGATCACCACGCTGGGTGTTTCGTATGGCAGTAAGTTCAACGAGATGCTGATCAACGAGGGGGTTGATGTACGCGATGCCGACGCGATTCGTGATTCATTACAAGACCCGCAGTTTGTAGCCAGCTTGCGTGACAAGTCGCTGAAGTACGGCGTGCCGGTTGCGGTGGTTGACGTGCTAACGATGAAGCTGGGTGGCTTGGTGACTGCACCGGCTAAAAAACTGGGAGTTGAATCCGTGGGTGGTTCCGCTGGTGAAGCTGCTGGTCAGTTGGTTTCGGAGGGGGAAATTACTTCACCCAGCGAAGTGCTAATTGAAGGCGTTGCCGAGCTAGGTGTTGGTGGCGCACAACAGTCTGCACTGTCCGGCATCAACATGTTGAAGGACAAGCAAGTTCAGCAGGACTTGAAGGAGACGCAAAGCAAATCCGACGAGTTGCGTAACGCACGCGAACAGGAGGTGCTGGATGCGTACAATTCCGAACTGGAGGCGCAACAAACTGTTGATCCGGAACTTGGCCCAATGACGGAAGTCGAGGGGGTCACGGTTACCAACATCGATGCGAATGCCGGTGAAATTTTGCAGGAAGGATCAGTTCCAAACAAAGTCGTCAAGGAACTGGATGCCACCAAGTTTAGTGATTTCAATGAAGTCGTGTTCATCGACAATGATGACCACACAATGGCTGGCGTCACGGGGATTGGCCGGTTGGTAATCAACGTCGGTAAACTCAAAAAGCACATAAAAGACAATGGGCTGGATGCTGACGAATATATCCAGAAGCTGATACAAGAGGAGGCGATACATGACGCGCACCTAAAAAGCATATTAGGTGAGTACGACGCCAACACGACGAAACAATCATTTAGTGAGTTTGCAGCCGAACGCTTTCAGCGGATTGCAGACGAAATGACCGACGAACAAAAAGCGTATGTCCGCAAAGTTTACGGTCAGGACACAGTTGGCGACAACATTTTGCCAATGAGCGATGCGTCACTAGCTGCGGAGTATGTTCGCATGCTGGTGCAGGAGCGCCGTCATGGGAGTATCACTGAAAGTTTATTGTGGAACGAATTGGGACTGAAACCAGCGCCAGCTACACGCAACTACTTCCGTCGCGCATTTGATTTTATTAGGCGGCGCGTCAAGCGGGACAACGTCGATCCGGACACTATCCAAAACGAAGTCAACAACCTCGTTGGCATATTGCAGGATATTGAAGACCGGTCGAACGATATGGGCGACGTGGAAATGAACCGCGCCCAAGCTGCTGAAACAGCGGAGTCAGTACAACGTCAGGAACAAGTTGAACTGCAACGCGCTGAAGATGCGCCGACAAGCGCTGGCATGGAACAGCAAGCCGGTATCGAGGAGCAGCGTGCTGCCACGCAAACTGATCCGCAAATGGAACAGCAAGCAGCCGTGGAACAGCAACGTGCTGATGCG